GCCCGCTCTTCGATATCGCGGATAGCAGGGTCGAGGACGGCCTGCGTGTAGGGCGACATGTAGCCGGTAAGGTCGGTATCGGGCAGGCGGGTGGCAAGGCCGCGAGCGGCAGCAACGCCTTCACCAACCAGTTCGCTGGTCAGGGGCGCAAGGGCACCGCTGGTCGCGGCAATGTTGCGGGCAGCTTCGAAACCGGCTAGTTCGTCAGGCGTGAACTCGGCGAAACGCTGGGCAGTGTACGGCTGGAAGGGCTGCGCAGCAAAGGCGCCAGCGCGGCTCAGAAGATCCCTGCGCGCACCCTCAACTTCTGCCGGGACAATCGGAGTGGTCGTTGCAGTTCGCGAACTCTTTTGAGAGCCTAGGCCGAGGAGTTTGCCGATGGGCATTAGCTTAGGCTCCGCTTCAGGATGTCGCCGACGGGCAGCGGCCCGGCCTGACGAGTGGTGCCGGTCTTGTTGTCGCGGACCTGCTTGACGAGGTCGTAAAGGCGACGCGCACCAGCATTGGAGGAACCGTCGCCCATCATTGAGACGACGTCGGCAGGAATGACGAACTCGCCGTCCGAAAGGGCAGCAGCCCGGCGACCGTTGATGGAGGTCGGGATCAGGTCGTCGAGGCCGCCGCCGGGACCAATCGCCACCTTGCCGCCGCCTTCGAGCGGGATGAGGCCGCCTTTCGCAAACGCTTCGGGCTCGCTGTCGACCATGCCACCTTCAGCGAAGGGCAGCATGCCGGAAAGGCGAAGAGCGGTATAGCCGACGTCGGCCCAGTCGGAAGTGTCGCCGCCGTCCGTGAAGATGTTGCCGACGCTGTCGAAGACGCTGTTGCTGTCGTTGTTTTCGATGAAAGGCGCGCGCCCATAACCGTCGAGCGGATTGCCGCTATCGGCACGGGAATCCATTTGCTGGCCGGCTTGGGCTTCGAGGGCGGGAAGGGCGCCTTGCGCAGGCATGACGGGACGGGAGTCGGGAAGCCGTTCGTCCTGCGCGGGTATGTCGTATATGTCGGGCAGGGCAGCAAAGGCCGGGAAGGTGATTTCCGCGCGAGGCATGTAAGAAGGAGTCGCGTCCTCAGAAGCTTCAATCGGAGGATTGAAACCTTGGTAGGCGGAATAAAAAGAGGAGGCGAGGGAATCGGACATGGGTCGGCCTTCTAGCAGGTATTATAACATGGGTGCCGAGGAAAGTAAACCTAGCGAACGTCGACGAAGTTGCTGGCTTGCAGGGCCAGAAGGAGTTTGCCGACGACGTTGGTTAGGGCGGTGACTGAGGGGTTCAGCATGTCGACGGTCAGGGGCGCGGAGACCGTGCCCTGAATGATGAATTGGGGGCGGGTCCGGCGGCCAAGGTCGAAGAGGTCGCTCTGTTCGAGGACCTTGATGAGTTGGTTCCAGACTTCGCGCGAGGAGGCGTCCCACTCGGAAGGCGGGGAGGGCAGGGTGCGGGAGGAGATGCGGCGGGTCATCGCAGGCCGTCAGGCTCGATTGCCATGCGGAACTGGCCCATACGCCACGGCACGTTGGAGGAAGTCGAGGATTGGATTTGGATTGCCAGTTCCCGGCCGCGCAGGCGGGTCGAGACTTTCTGGGTGTTGCCGCTCACGGCGAAGGGACCCTTGGTGATGACGGGGCCGCCAGGGTATTTGCGTGCCAGAAGCGAAATATTCAGGGTGCCGGTGTAGGGCGTGTTGTCTGCGAGGTTGCTGAAGTCGGGCACGAACTTGTTGACGAAGAGGATGGAGTTGCCGCCTTCTTGGTCGAAGTACGCGCCTTCGAGGTTGGCGCCGAGGGCAGAGCTATCGGCAGTATAGCCAGATTCCTGATAGTACAGGTTGGCTGCGTTGTCGTCAATGGCCAACGGATACAGGAAGGTGTTGCCATCTTCCCACACGGTGCGGGGCATGGTGCCAATAGTCCAATGCTTCTCGCGCGTGTTGTAGATGACGTAGCGGTCGTTCTCGCCGTTGGGCGAATCCTTCGAGGTGTAGAACCACATGACCTCGTCGAAGGTCGCATTGCTGGCCGCGTAGATTTTGTCCTCGTACAGAGGGTCGAGGTTGTCGTAGACGTAGCGCAGCACGGTGCAGTTGAGAGGCTGGAGGCGACCGTCGTACTGGAAGAACTGGCCGCTCGGCGACATCCAGTAGAGCGTGCCGCTGTATTCAATGGCCGCGTTACGGGCGATGATGCCGCACTGTTCGCCCACAGCAGTGAAGCCGAAGACGTCGTTGCCGCCGATGTAGGCTTGAATGTACATATCGTTGTCGGTAAGGATGGCGGTCTTGTCGCCAATGCGAAAGACGCAGCGGATTTCGGAGCCACGGCTGGGCAGCGGGTAGTCGCCTGCATTGTTGGTCGCGGTGGGCGTCCAGTCGGTGAAGTCCTCCTGCGAACACCAGCGGATCAGGAGCGGGCTGTAGTCGCCGGAAATGTCGTGGGTGCCGTAGAGAAGAACGTGCCGGGCTTCGGAGGCGACGCGCACAATCTGGTTGATGGAGGGCGCGGCCGTGACGATAGTGACGCGGTCGGTGATGTTGTTGTCGGTGTCCCAGTACATGAGCGGGCCGTCGGACGGCACAGCCATGATGTTGGTGCCCCACAGGTCAGCGGACCAAAGGCGCAGCGGATCGGAGACGGTGCCGAAAGGCGTACTCCAACCGAAGTTACCACTCCACGGGCCAGTGCCCCAACCAGAGCGGGGGATGGTGGAGATGTTGCCTGCGTTGTAGCGGATGCTGATGGTGGCAGGGCCGCCCGTCAGTGCGGAGGTTGCGGCGGCCGTGGTGCCCACGTCGATGGAGAAGCTGTTGGTGTCGATGATGCTGACTTCAAAGACGACTTCGGTCGAGACTACTGGATTGATGATGATGTTGCCGCCGATGGTCGTGTTGGCAGAGACGATGCCGACGAGGGTCTGGTCCGTCATGCCGTGGTTGGAAACGGAGACGACGACCTTGGTAGAACCGGCGCTGGTCGAGAAGACGTTGGAGGAGGAGACGGACGTCATGACCGGCGTGATGTCGTAGAAGGTCGACAGTTCGCTGGAGAACAGACCGTTGTGAGTGGCGATGAAGGCAGCAGCCTGGCCGAGACGGTTGCGGACGGACGTCAGGTAGCGGGGGACGCCAAAGATTTTCGGGTCCTGCGAGGCGTCAATGGCGCGTTGCCAACCGCCCATGAGTTCGGGGCGCCCATAACGGAAGCGCACCTTGTCGGCGTCAGTCCAGAAGCCGCCCGCGTCAAGCTGGGTCTTCTCCTTGACGACACCGACTTTGAACTCCAGTTCCCGCAGTTGTTGGTCTTGGAGCGTGACCGACATTAATTAGACCCCGGCCCACTCGACATAAACAATGCCGCCAGTCCCACCGGCACCGGACAAGGCAGAGGTAAAAAATCCACCGCCACCGCCGTAACCCGCGCCAGGCGTACCGCTGGCAGAAAATGCTACCGCTGCCGTCCCCGCGCCGCCACCTCTAACGACACCTGTAAAGATGCCCGGATTAACAAAAGTGATGCTGCCGTTTCTAAGGGTGCCTCCGGACCCGGAACCATTTGCGCCGAGGGTACCGTCTGTAAGCCCGCCGCCCCCGCCTGTCGCGGAAATAAGAGAACTAAAAGAACTTGTTGCCCCGCCAGATCCGACGCTGTTAGCGCCCGCGCCACCAGCGCCTCCCGTCCCGACGGTGACAGTATAAGAGGTTCCCGGCGTAACAGTATATGTGCCTACAGCTATGCCGCCGTACCCGCCAGCGCCGCCGTCAAAGCCCCCGCCAGTATTGTAACTGCCACCACCCCCGCCGCCGCCGATAACAGTGACGCGGATTTGAGTGACGCCAGAGGGGGCAGTCCAAGTGCCGCTCGACGTAAATAGCTGAGAGCGAAACTGAGAGGTAGCTGCGGGAGATAGCCCGAGGGTGCCGCCCGTGAACGTGAGGCCCGATCCAACACTAACTTCTTCGATAGAACCCGTGGCTGAGGTGGTTCGGCCCAGCAAACGCAAAGAAGTCATGGTAAGGCCGGAAGCGGTAACGTCGCCCGACTTGGCAGCCTCGATAGCAGCGCGACCAGCCGAGGTGTCGACGGCGGTAATGAGGGCGCTACCGACCGACGTGGCCACAATGATTGCGGTGTTGGCAAGTCCAAGTGTGTTGCGGGCTGCCTCTGCGCTGGTAGAAATAAGAAGTGACTTGGTGTAGGGGGTGGCGCCGATGGAGTCGACGCAGGTCGTGCTGGTGCAGACCGTGATGGAGGGGCTGCCCTGTGGAATGACGACGCCGGAGCCGCCGGACTGCTTAAGCGTGACGGTGAAGGCACCAGTCGTGTTGTTGATGACGGTGTAGTTCTTGGGCGAGGACGGCACGATGATGTTGCGGTTGCCCGTCAGCAGGCCCGTCAGGACAAGGATGGCTTGGCGCGCTTCGTCTTCGGCACCGTTCGCGGTCGAAAGGGTGTAGTCGCCGGAGCCAGCCACGTTCAAGTTAACGGCGCCTGCAATGGACTCAGCTAGCAGGTCAAGGTTGGTGTTGGTCTTGACACCCCAGGTAGTGGCGTTTTCGCCAGTCGCCTGTAGTTCGAGGCGAAGGAGAGGATCATAAGTCGAGGGCATTACTTGCGCTCCTCAAGGATTCGGGTTACTTTGTCGTCAATTCTATTTAGCACAGTTGTGAGCTTGTTTTCAAGGTCGGAGACAACTTCGCGGGTGGCGAAGTCCTTGTTGACTTGGGCGACGTGGCCGTGGTGAAGCTCCTGAAGGTGTTCGGCTTTCTTATGCACGGCCGAAATCTCCCGCTGTAGATAGGCGCCGTAAGCCAACAGAAGTGGCCACAGGAAAGTGGAGACGAAATCGAAAACAAGTTTGACGTCCATGACACGGTCCCTACAGCGGGCTGCTTTGTGAAGGAGTCCAGACCACCCCGGTCACGAGGATGTTGGAACCGTCTTCGGTGAGGAGATAGGCGTCGTTCTCTTGCGCCAAATAGTTGTCGAGGTTCTGAAGGGGGCGGCCGTCAGGAACCTTACGGGACTCTAGGCGTGGCCGGGGCGGCCTGTTCTGCGGGTGCTTCCGAAGATCGTAGGCGCCGTCGTAACAAGAGGAGCAAACGACGAGGTTTGTGGATTCCTTCTTGAGTTGCCTGCGATAGTACTTCTGTCCGCACCTATCGCACAGCGACCAGACTTGTAGGGCCATGATCAGGAACCATAGTTGGTCTGGTCAGGGCGCCCATCAGGAACGGGCTGGAGTTCGCGGCGCGGCTTCGGCGACCTGTTCTGCGGGTGGCTCTTCTTGTCAAAGATGCCGTCGAAGCAGGAGTAACAGACTACGAACTTGGTGGTTTCCTTGCGCAGGTCCCGGCGCTTGTAGTCGAATCCGCATCTGTCGCAGACCGACCACATGTCGAGGACGGACATTAGGGCTGCCCCGCGATGGTGTTCTCAGGCGACCCGTTATAACGATTGACGGTATCGGAGCGGCGGGCCCGGCTGGACTCGATGTTCAGGACCGCGAGTTCTTCGTCGAGGATGCCCTTCCACACCGTGACGCCGCCCGCGTTCTTGGTCCACGCATTGGCGTACAGCATGGCGGCAGCGAAGAAAGCCGTGTCGGCGTAGGTCGAGAAGTAGTTGGTCGGGGTGGACGAACTCAGGATGCTGACACGCGGGATGTACTCGATGAGCGCCGTGGTGTCGGAGTGGGGCGTCGGTGCCAGAAAGATGGAGGTGTTGTCCTTGGGCGCGTAGTACTTGGCTGGAGCGCAGGACGTGTAGTCCGGCCAATACGCGGTCAGGAATTCGTTGTTCTGTTCGAGAAGGTTGTTCCAGCCGCCCGTCGCACACACTTGGATGGACTTGAGGACAAGGAGGTTGGACGGCAGGGTCAGGGTGCGCGTCGATGCGCTGACCGAGACTTCCGTGAAGGTGATGATGTTGACGGGGTCAAGGCGGCGCTGCAAGTGGGACTGGGCGCGCTCGATGATGGAGGGCAGGGCCGAGACGAACTCAGCCGAGTCTTCCTCCATGTTGGCGATGACGTCGTTGGTGAGGGTGGTGTAGGTGTAGGGCATCAGCGGCCAATCCTGATGTAGACCTTGCCGCGTTCCCGGTCCTCGCGCATCGCGTCCTTGACGGCCCGGTCGTATTCAAGGCGCAGCAGCGTCAGGCGGCCGGCGTCAACGCGGTTGCCACGGCGCAGGCCAATCCAATAGGCGAGACCGTAGATAAGGGCAGGCATGAAACGACGCGGCACATCGACATTGTCGAAGGCGCGCAGGGTGGATTCGGCGTTCTTCTGGATGGTGAGGACGACCGTGTAGGTCTGGTCGGGGACCGGCCACAGGTTCATCACGTTGGATGCGCGGCGGCGATCCCACCAGTAGCGGGTCGGGCGGCCAGACTGGGACTTGGTGGGGATCTCGGCCCAACGCTCGTAGCCGTCACGCTCCACGAGGATGTCGGTGGTGGAGGTACGGATGCTGGCGACGAGGACGTCGGAGATGGTCTGATCGAAAGTCAGGGTGGAGACGGACGCGGAGACCGGGATGATGGTGGTCTCGATCTTGTGCAGGAGGACGTTCTTGTTTTGAAGGTCCGTCAGCATGTAGTCGAGGCCGCGCCGCGCGCTGATCAGTTCGTCAGCAAGGACGGGCCCGCCGCCAACCATCGCGGCAGCATCCTGCAAAAGATCATCGAACGTAGGGTCGAAGTTGGATGTGCCGCTGGTTGCCACGGTCGTTACTTTCCGTTACACCACCCCGTAGATGGTGACAAGCGGGCCGCCCCCAGCATAGGAGGTACGGACGAACGGGACGTCGAGTTCAAAGGGCACGACGGCCTGCGTCACGGCAGCGGTCACCTCGGCAAAGGCGATCCACGGGCCAGCAGTGGTAGGCGCGGCTTCGAAGAAGACGGACGGGCCGGCAGCGGCGCTCTTCTGGACGAAGAAGGTACGGGTCGGCGTGCCGTCGAAACGGTAATCGAGGTCGATAGCGGGGCTCGTCGTCGTCGCCGAAGAGGAGACTTGGAAAGGGACGAGGCGAATAGACTTGACGGCGGGCATGGTGCGCTCCTATGGCAAGGAAGGCAGGACCCGCCGAAGCAGACCCTGCCGTACCTTGTTAGCCAATCACGACGTGGACGATAACGGAGCCAGCCGTGACCGCCGACGTGTCGATGGACACGATAGCCTGCACCGTAGTATCAGCCGTCAGCGCAATGGCATTGGCCGAAACTTGGGCGCCCGTACCAGCGTAGGCGCGGCGACCGGCCGTGTTAGCAGTGGTCGCAGCATACAGGATGCCCGTCGACGTCGGAATACCCACGCGGATATTCGTCGTGTCGTTATCGAAGGGCGTCGTGATGTCCAGCACGCACTCGTAGAACGTGGAGCCAGCCGGAGCAACGAACAGCGGAATGGTAGTCGCCGCCGCCGCAGTGCCGGTCTTTGCCGTGTTCACAACCACCGAGTAGCGGCCGGGCACCCGCGCTTCCACCAGATTGACGGGCTCGGCGCCCAGCGGCTCATGGTTGCGGATGTTGAGTGGATAGCTAAAGGAAGTCATCTGATTCTCCTCAAGGATGGAGGAAAGGGGGCCGAAGCCCCCAATCCATTAGGTGGAACCAGACGAACCGTACCACTGACGCCAGTCGGACCAGCCGAAGCTGTAACGCTCACGGGCCTTGTAGCGCATGTTGCCCGTCAGGAAGTCCACATCGTCCTTCGTGGCGAGCGGGGCACGCACAAACATCTTGGTGCCGTTCGGCACATCCGTGCGGATGAACCAAGCGTTCGGGTCCGTAAACCGATGGTTAACAGTGTAACCACGGGAGAACAGGCCCATGTCCTTCAGAGCGTTCGTGTCGTTGTCCGCAGTGCCGACCCGGAGATCCGAGAACAGAATGCGGTGCGCAACGAACTGGTTCTGCGGCGCGATGTGGAGGCTAACGGCGCGAGCGCCGATCAGCAGGCCACGGTCGTCCTTGGTCAGGCCGATGTTAATCAGCGCAGCCTCAAGAGCCGTCTCGGACAGGTCGGTGCTGACCCGGTTGGACTGGTTGCCCGCCGCGAGCGTCGGGTGGTCAGTCGCAAACAGGGGCTTGCCGTCGCCACCAGCGTAGAGCGAGCTAGTGGAGAAGCCGTTGTTGAAGACGTTGGCGGCCTTGACCTGCTTGGCATTCGCCATCGC